CCTTTCTTATCGTAACGAGAAGCATACTTCAAAATGTTGCTACGACAAAAAGGTTCGCCGTCCCCACAAGCACCAATTAAATCAAGTGTTTGAATTTCATCATCTCCAGAAGAATAATGCTGTTTATATGTACCACGAATATATTCAAGAAGTTCCTTTACAATATCTTCTTCATTATATTTAAATACCTTATTTGCATTAATATTATTTTCTACACTATTACTATTTTTACTATCTCCACCAAAAATAATTTTATCATCTTCAAATCCACTAGAGTATGGATAGTTTCCCAATGTTAAACATCCATCATCGTAATTCATTGAAAAACTACTTTCATAAGTAGATTCAAAATTTTCATTAATCATTTTCAAAAAATAATCTATGTATACGAGTCAACTATAACACAAAATTCAAAATAAATCAAGAGGTTAACTAAAGTTTAACAATTCTAGAAAATCCTTTAATTTTTTCAGCTTTATAAACATTTTCAAATTTATCCTCAAGACCTAATTTATGAGAGATTACAAATACACTTGTATCTTTTAAAATATAACGAATAATTGTTAGAAAGTCTTCTGTTCCAGTACCATCTAAAGAACCATCAAATACCTCGTCAAATAAAATAATATTACAGTTGGTTGAATTTTTCATTCTTGCAACTTCTCTCCAAGCAAAAATTAAAGCCAGGTTTATTCTGGCCTTTTCACCTTCACTAAATGATGAATATGAAAAATCTTCATATATTGGAGATTCTACAGTTTCATTAAATTCTTCATCAAGAATAAAATTGATGTATGAATCCATCATCTGCAAAAAACGATTCACTTGCTGATTAATTAAAGGTAAGTATTTTTTAATTATTTTAGATTTAACTCCACCATCAGTTAATAATGAATATATAAATTCATATTTTTGTATTTGTTCCTTCTTTAAAGAAATCTCATCATAAACAGTTATTAATGAGTTTTTAAATTCTTCTAATTTTTTATGTTCAATATTTTTATTTTCAAGTTGATTGGTAATTTTTTGAATTTCAGATTGTAGATCTCTGATTTGTTTTTGATGTGTAAAAATTCTAGTATTGTTTTGAGAAATCTCATTCGTAATTTTACTAATTTCATTTGTTATCTTTTTAAATGTATCCTCTCTTTCCTCCTCTTCACTAATTGCTTTTTCCAACTCTTTATATCCAGATTGAAGTTCTTTTGCTTTATTTTGAGCACTCTCAATTCTATTTAATCTAAATTTTTCATCAATATCTTGAGTGCAGGTTGGACAAACCGTATTATCAGAAAAAAACTTATGCTCATCTGTAATATTTTTTATCTTCTGAGAAATCTTTCCTTTAAGTGTTCCCAGTTTACGAAGATTAGATGAAGATTCAGAATACTTTATAATTTCTTTATTTAAATTATCAACTTTATAACCAAGATTCTCACTTTTTTCACCAAGTTCAGTTTCTAATTTCCACAACTCATCAATCTTTTCTTCTTTTTGTTTAATATTCCCCCTTCCACGATTTTCTAGTTCTTCAATGAAGTTTTGTTGCATCTCAATTTTATCGTTTAAAGATTGTTTTTTAAGATCTAACACCTTAATATCATCTTTAATTTGCCGCATTTTAGATTTAAGAACTCCATTCATAGAAGAAAATATCTTAAGATCTAAAAGATCTTCAATCACTTCTCTACGATTTGCAGTTGATAATTCCATAAAAGGAACAAAAGTACTACTTCCCAAAATTACAATTTGAGTAAAAGATTTATAATTCATCTTGAGAAGATTAGTCTCTAACCATTTTTGTTGTTCTGCTGCAGAATGTAACTGATTTAAAATATTACCATCCTTATAAACTTCAAAAATATTAGGTTTAATTCCACGAATCACTTTCCATTTATGATTTGAAATATCAAACTCAACTTCAACTAAACAGTCTTTATCATTTACAGTATTAACAAGTTGAGATTTATTGACTTTTCTAAACCCGCGACCGAATAAAGAAAAACACAAGGCATCTAAAATGGTACTTTTACCAGCACCATTTACGCCAACGATCAAATTAGTTTTACTCTCTGTAAAATCAATCTCAGTTTTATGATTTCCCGTACTTAAAAAGTTCTTCCAAGAAATTTTACGAAAAATAATCATTATCTTTTGGTGGGACTACAATATCATTTTGGGTAATTATAGTATACCTATACCCTTCAGTTTCACACATATTTACAACCAATTCATCATCAAGTTCTATTACACTCATTTCTGGATAATCATCCTCCTCCAACATAATTGCAAATCTTGTCGCATCATCTTCATCAACAAATAAATAAAGGACTTTTTCCCCCTGCTCATCTATTACAGAATATGCTCCATCAGTCTCTCTTCCCTTTAGTGTTAAAATGTACATTATACAATATCACAAGCCTCTTGGTATATATCAAAGATCATATTTTTTATGCTTGATTTATCAATTTCAACTTCAGACTCTTCAATATATCTACTTAAAATTGATAATGTATCTTCCGATTCTGAAATATTAAAATCTTCAATTTCCACAAGTTGAAAGTTTTCAACTACTTTAAGTTCAGCAACTCCAGATTTATAAAGTTTATCAATAAATTTTTCAAATTTATTGGAACAAGTTTTTTTCCTTACAATTACTTTTACTATTTTATTTTCATAATCTTCTACATTAACTTTTTTTAAATCATCGTCTGAATAGTAAATAATTTTAAAAAGACTATATGGATTATTTACATAATAATGATCTAAAGTTTCAGTATCAAAAATTACAAACCCCCTCTGATCATCTACGTCATTCCAAAACATTTCATAAGGATTTCCCATATAAAAGATTTTATCATTATCAGAACGAGTATGATAGTGCCCAGAAAATACTTTTTTATAGGAATTAAAAATAGAAGAATCCATTCCATCTTCCATTGTATGTCCTCTGTATGCTTGAAATCCAGACATCTCTAAATGACCCATACTAATATCACATTTACTTGTTTTAACTAGATTGTAGGTCATCTCTTCATTATCAGAGCAAATCCAAGGAATAAACAATATATCAGCATTATCAATGTTTACTATTTCTGGGTTTTTATAAGTTTTAATATTTGAATAATTTTTTAATAAAAGAGTAGGTGAATTTATATTATTTGTATTTTTATAATACACATCGTGATTTCCCACAATCATATGAACTTTATACTTTGAAAGAGGGTCAAGAATAACTCTTTTTGTCCATTCAAGACTTTGATAATCAATTGATTTACGACTATCAAAGGCATCACCCAAGTGAATAACTGTACTAATATTTTCTTCTTCTAATTTGGGGAAAAAAACATTTTTATAAAACTCTTCAAAATAATCCTGAAAAAGTTTAGACCCTTTCCTTGCACCCCAGTGAGTATCACAAATCAAACCCACTTTCACTTTTTCTGCCTCCTACTATTTTCTTTTGCAGTTTTCATAAGATGCTCCTTATGTGTAATAATTTGAAGGTTATTAGGATGATGCAACCCACCCTCAAATAAAGGAATAATATGATCTACATCATACTGTATCCCAGTTGTAAAAATCAAGTGTTGTGCTTGCTTATATATTTCCTGAATTTGAAGAAGTTCTTCTTCAGAAATTTCTATTGATATTCCTTGTTTTAATCTAGCAAATCTTCTTCTTTGTTTTTCACAATTTACTGATTTACCTTTTTCACTTTTAGAATATTTTCTTTTAATTGAATTTACCAACTCTCTATTATCCTCATAATATTTTTGTTTTTTTTCTTTTGTCCTGTAAGGAGACATCAACTCTTTATCATTTAGTTTTTCAAGTCCTTTTTTAACGGCACAAGGAGCACATCCGTAATTAGAAACATACTTTTCATAACTACCACACCACTTACAAGGTTTAAAACCAGTATAAGTTTTTCTACCTTCTTCTATTGCTTTTTCCCTTGAAGAACTTTTTTGAGTATATCCCCCATCCTTTGCTTTTTTTATATTATTACGAAGATTTTTTTGCTTTTACTTTTTTGCGTTCTTCGGGTGTATATTTTGCTTTCGTCATTTCTCTTTCAAATCCACAATATAATAATTATTTATGACACTGTGGATTTAGAGCAAGCATCAGTCAATATCTCAACTTATTATGAATATTATCTTTAATAGTATTGAAATCACTATAGTTGGACCATTCCGAACTATCACCTTCAAACACTTCAGTATAACCAGTTCTTTCAATAATTTTATTTTTAATCTCCATTTGTTTTTTTTCTCTTTGAATTCTTCTTAAAAACGCATAATGAATAATTTGAGTAAAATATGCAAATGGGTTCTGAGATTTCTCTGGATCAAAATTATTAATATATTGAAGACAATTTTCAATACCATCACAAATCATATCATCTTTAAACATATAATTTACAAAGTTTGGTTTATATGATAAGTGATTTGCAATCTTAAGAAAACATTCACCAATATAATTAGGAACTTTTGGTTTATTTGGACTATTCCACTTTTTAAGATCTTCTACTTTAAAATCCGATATTTCCTTTTTTGCTATTTCAATTGATTGATTTCTATACTCAATTAAAGCGTTTAAAAAATCTTTATTATTTACATAATGAACTGATCTTTTTCTTCCAGACATAACTTTAGTTATAGTAGTCATTTTTATTTTGTATTTATTGATCTAATCATAACAAAACAATAAGCATTATGCAAGCTTGACGTAAGTAATAAAACTGACTATAATGTGCCTTGTCGCCTTTGAAGATAAATTATAGCTTTAAGATCTTTAATATACTTTATAAATCTCTAGAGATTAATTCTTTTTATCATTATTATAAATCTTCTCTAGCATCTCTATAGCGTCTTTTATAGAAGAGATATATCCCATTTTTTTACTTATTTTTGAATGGTTTTTAAATTGACCATAAGAACTGTTTAGGTAATTTTCATAAATTGAAATCATTTCTTCTGATTTATTTTCAACAATAGTAAGAACATCATCTATTTTAACAATAATTAAGTCTTCATTACTAGTTTTTAACCAAGGCTCTACTTTATATCCGATAATAGAACCTTTATCATCTTTAGCTTCAGAAACTATAATTGGAGTAAGTAATAACAAAACAGTTTCATTTTTTTCTTCTGAGGAAGAAACTTTTGTAAAGATTTCTTCGCCATTTTTGAACTTTATTGTTGCGTAAAATTCTTCTTCCATATTTTATTTTAAGTTTATTGTTACTATTTCATAATTAAAATCTTCTTCATTATATATTTTTACTCTCTCCATAAAGTGATTTAGAGTATAGTTTTTATATGAATTATAAGTGCAATCATCTGCAATATCATAAAGTATTGCTTTATCTTTATTCTTACCTTTCCTCAAAACTCTTCCTATTGATTGAAGATTCCTTACTCTAGATTTACTTGGAGATGAAAATATTACATTTGAAAGATTTTTAATGTTTACTCCTGTACTCATAGTTCCATAAGAAGCAACAATAATAGCATTCTTTTCAGTTTCAACTATTTCTCTTATCTTTTCTCTTTCTTCTACATCTACACCACCATAGATAAAAAATACTTTTTTATTTTTCTCAGTATTATTTAGATTATCATATAATATTTGACCGTGTGCTTCTACTCTTGAAAACAAAATTAAAGTATTTCCTTTTAAGTCCAAAGCTAGATTTTCTATAAACTTATTTCTACTTTCATTCCCAATTAAATATTGAACTTCATCTTCATATGTTTCAAACTTTTTAGGATTATGTTTTAAAACTAAACAATAAATATCAAGATTTGCAATAAATCCCTTTTCCATTAGTTCTGAAGTTTTTGTAACCTTATATGAAGGGCCAAACAGTCCCTCTAAGACCCATTTATGCGTCTGTGTGCCGTCTAAAGTTCCTGTAAACCCAAATCTATACTTTGCGTGGTGTAACTTGGTCATAATATTGATCAGAGACTTGCTTTTAAAAAGATGAGCTTCATCTCCAATCACAACATCATAATCTTCAAAAAACTTTCTTTCTAACTTATATACAGATTGCCAAGTGGTCACTGTTACTTGTTTACTAGTATCTTTTTCTCTCCCAGAATATATTTTATGACAGTAATCATCAGAATTCCACCCATAATCAGCAAAGTCTTTTACCATTTGCTCTACAAGACTCGTAGTTGGAACAACAATGAGAATATTTTTTTCCTTTGCAGTGAAATATCTGACGATAGAATATATCATCAAGGATTTCCCAGATGCAGTTGGACTTATGATAAGTTTTCTGTTATATTTTAAAGCATCAAATACACATTTGATTTGATATTCTCTTGGATCATATGTACAAATTTTCTTCATATAATCTTTAACACCTTCTAAAGACACTGTTTCATTAACCTCAAAAGGTAATCCATAATACTTATTATTTACAAATTCGTATGAATAACCGTGAAGATTTATCTTTTCTACAACTTTATCTAAAAGACCAGCATATATTTCTCCAGTATGGACTGATAAAAGTCTTATTGTACCATCCCAATTCTTATTTCTTCTTTGAGGCATAAATTTTGCATTAGGAACCTCAAATGTGAAATATTGTTGAAGTTCATATAAAATATGAGGTTCACATTCTAACTTAATGTAAACCTCATTCTTTTTTAATATTTTAATATCAGTCACTTCATATAATGTCGCTACAATTATTTATCAACGTTACATACCAGAAGAAAACTTCATATAATCTATTGAATTTTTGATTTGATAAGTTCTATTATGTATCATTTTTAAAATATCTTCAATGTATGATAGCATTACGTCATAATATTCTACTTTTAGAGAAACTTGAGATAATTTTTCATCAGCATCTAGATATTTTTGCATAGTATCTTTATCTCTAATTTTTTTTGGGAATGGATTATCTACATAAACTTCTGGATCAGATTTTCCTGAATAATATTCATATCTTTCGTGCCTAATATTTCTTTTTTGCTGCTCTGCTTTTTTTCTTAAGAGTAATATGGTATTATATATTTCAAAATATTTTGAATGTAAAATTGGAACGTTTAATGATTCTGTATGTAAGTTATCAACATCTATTTTTGAATCTTTTTCCCACATTTCTTGGATTTTTTCCAAGTCAATACTCATAATTTATTTCCTTTTGTATCTGTAATATAATAGTAAGTATATCTAAAAACCACTTCTGCTGTAAAGTACTCAATTGAGTTATCTGTAGCATCAAATGTAAGTCCAGAAAGAAATGTAGGAAACATATCTTCAAATATGATTTTAAATTGAGTATTATATGAACTATTCAAAACTTGTAAAGTACCATCTGAATAGATATTCATCATTGGTGAGTTTCTATTATCAATGGTTCTTGGTTCATTTTGTAAATCATATATTTCCTTTAAACTTTCTGGATATCCTAACCCCCTCATCCAGTTTTGAATTTCCATAAAATTTTCAAGATTCTCATCTACTAAAAAACTAATTCTAAATTCATCAAAAACTAACTTATCACCCGGAATATCAATATCTTTCAAATATGTTGGTTGATTTGCGATTCCTAAATTTAATCCAGGAATATTTGCTACATTTGAAAAGAATGCAACTTTCGGTGATCTTGATAAACTAAATTTAAATCCAGTTGGAGATAGAAAATTTCTATTTTGAATTTGATTATCGTATATATTTTTAGTCATTTTTTATTACTATTTATTTTCAATTGACAATTTGGAATTGAACACTATATAATGTAAAAAAGTTAAATTTTAATTTTCAATGGATTTAATCAATATAATACAAAATAATTGGAATAAATCCTCGTTTATTAAAATGTCATTAAATCAAGATATAAGAAGGAGAATTGAAGAATCTACATCGTTTTTGGATAAGTATTACAAAAATCCACCACTAAGAACAAGAGCATATGTTCTAATTAATCACATTGGTGAAAATAATATACCAAAATGTAAATGTGGTTGTGGAGAAGTCTGTGCGATTGATAAAACTTATACTGAAAATGGATTTAGATTATATGCAAATTCAAATTGTTCTCGTACCAGTAGTAAAATTTGTAAAAATGTAAAATCAAAACTTGAAAATTATGATTGGATGTATCAAAAAAGAATCATAGAAAAGGAATCCATTGAAAATATAGCAAAAGAATTAAAAATATCAACATCTCCAGTATATAAGTACTTATACTTTCATAATCTTGAAAATTTAATAGATGGTAGAAGAAGGAATAGTTTAAGTTTATCCATTCTAAGTGATAAAAATAAATTGTATGAGATGTATCAAAGTGGATTAACTTGTGAGAAAATCGCTGAAAATCTTAATACTACAAAATCTACAATATCTAGATGGTTAAAAATATATGATATTGAAACTAGAGAATCTAATTCATATGAAAGAAAAATAAAAAAAATAAGTAAAGAAGAAACTGACTTGTATGAATATATACAATCAATATATGATGGAAAAATAATTCAATCAAATAGATCCATTTTAAATGGCAAAGAACTTGATATATACATTCCAGAAAAAAATATTGCGATTGAATATAATGGATTATATTCTCATCATTATAAACCAAATGAGACAAAAGAATCTTTAATTAAAGATAAATCATATCATTTAAATAAAACTTTACTTTGTGAAAATAAAAAAATACAGTTACTTCACATTTACAGTGATGAATGGAATCTAAAAAAAGATATTGTAAAATCTATAATAAAAAGTAAACTTAATTTGAACGATAAAATTTATGCTAGAAAATGTAAAAAAGTAATAGTTGATGTTAGTATAAAAAATAAATTTTTAAACGATAATCATTTACAAGGTGAAGATAAAAGTAAGATTAAACTTGGATTGGAATATAATAGTGAATTGGTGTGTTTAATGACTTTTTGTAAGTCTAGATTTAATTCTAATTACGAATGGGAACTTTCAAGATTTTCAAATAAAATGGGATTGAATGTTATAGGTGGATTTAGTAAACTTCTTAAATGGTTTATATCAGAAAATGATGGAAATATAGTATCTTATGCTGATAGAAGATATTCTAATGGTGATGTATATTCTAAAAACGGATTTAAGATGATTAAAATAAATTCTCCATCATATTATTATGTGGATAAGAGTTATTTAAAAAGATATAATAGAATGAAATTTCAAAAAAAACTTATAGGTGCTTATAATTGTACTGAATACGAAAAGGCAAGAGAAATGGGATATAATAAAATTTATGATTGTGGAACTATTTGTTTTGGATATGACCATTAAAAAAGGGAGGATTTCTCCTCCCTGAGATATATATATGAACCGAATCACATTAGGTTCTTAATCTTAACTCTTCTGTAGTAACGATTAGCATTTCTTGCTAGGCGACCTAGAGCAGAATCGTTAGTTCCTTCAGCGAATGGATTTGCAACCATACCATAACGAGTCTTAAATCCAATTTTTGGCTGGAAGGTGTTTTCACCAACGGCACGTACCATCTGGAGAGGTACATATGGGCAATAGAAGAGACCTGCATCATAAGGAGAAGAACCCTTATAACCTACAACGTAGTACTGATTAGCAGAAACGTTGGCAGCATATGGGTCAATATAAACACGGAATTTGCCCATTAGAGTACCAGCAAAAGTGTTGCCAGTATCATCTACATTTAGATTCGCATTAAGTGCAGGAGTGTAATCAAGTACTCCAGCCATACTGAGTGCAGAAGCAACATCAGCAGAGCACATAATTACGTTACCCTTCCCTCTACGAGTTCTTTGTGCGATTGCGTTTGCATCACGTTCAATCTGGAATAGAAGTCCTTTGAACTTCTCAACGGACCAACGACCATTGGAGTCAATGTCAAGGTCAAAAGTACCAGCAGTAGCAACATTTGCCTGAGCACCAGGTTCTGCTACGTTATAAATGGTACGAATAACTTCACGGTTGATTTCAGCAAGAATTTCAGTGCTGAGAATATTTGCAAGCTCAGCTTCTGCATTTAGACCGTGAATTGCCTTGAGGTCTTGAGCGAGTTCTAGACTGTATTCTGCTTTAAGTGCTCTAGACTTTGCAGTTACAGCAACTTTCTCAATAGAGAAAGCCATCTCATTGAACTGATTGCCGTCACCATTTCCTAGATTTTCAGCAGCGTCAGTTCTCATTCCCTGACCAACATTATAAGTGGTTGCATCACCAGTTGTGGTCGTAGTTGGATCAAGAAGTCCAGGATTAGTTCCTTGCTGGTTGGTAGTACCAAGACCAACATTACCATTGGACCAACCATTTGTTAGGTTAAATCCATCATCTTGACCAGAGAATGCTGTATCTACTTCATTATAGAATGATTCAGTACCGCTCTGGTTGTTGTAGCGAGAACGCATTGCGAAGATGAGTCCGGTAGGACCATTCATTGGCTGAACGCCTGCTAGGTCATATGCGACCAAGTTAGGCATTGAACGTCTAATTAATGAAATTAGAACTGGATCAAAACCTGCAACTGGTGAAGATGCAGCAGCACTAAAACCAGCATTTGCACCAGTATTAGTATTGACTGTTGGAGTCTCCATTAAAGTTTGGAGAGAACCATTTTGAAATGCAGTTTCCTCTCTAAGGAATTTTTCTTGATTTTCTAGCAGGACTGCGGTTACTGCTCTACGATGATGATCTTTAATTTTATCAAGACCTTCGTAGTCTAGAAGTGGTGCCCACTTTTCCTGCAATTGCTCGGAATGAAACATTTGCGTTTACCTTTGTAAAATTGTGTTTTTAGTTTGAATTATATTAAATTCATTTGCTAAATCCTGAAAGTGTTTTCAAGTATACAGCCATTGAACCAGAAATTTCTTCTGGTGTGCTGTCTACACCTTCAGACAAAGTTTCAGATTTAGCAGATGGAGAAATTATTCTTGATGGGAAGTATGCTTCCCTCAAGGTCTCCAACTTCTCACGATATTCTTCGTCACTTTCAAACTCAACACTTTCGGCAAGTGAAGCGAGCTTTTCTTTCTGAGAAAGTGCTAGACCCTCAGAAATTTCATCAAAGATTCCATCAGCAACCGACTCTGCGAGACGCTTGTTTAGGGAAACATTCTTTTCAATCTGCTCGTTGAGTTTTGTCTCCATATCATCAAGTTTTTCTACCATACTCTCAAGTACATCGTATTTATCTTCAGGGATTTGTACATAATGTTCTTCAAAAAGATTCTTCATACCAGATAAGAATGACTCAGTAAGTTCTTCTTTAAGACCTCTTTCAACTGCTAACTCATTTTCTGTTAGCCATTCACCAGAAACATATTCTAAATATGCATCAACACGCTCGGTAAGAGCATCTTTAATTTCTTCAACTTCTTCAACAAGAGCTTGTGCATAATTTTCTTCAATAGTCTCTTTGATTTCACTAATTTTTGTTCTAAGTGCTGATTCAAAAACTAATTTTGCCTTATCTTTAAATTCTTCAGAAAGTTCTTCACCAGCAAGAAGTGCATTTACATCTTCTTCAATGTCTAACTCTTCTTCATCATCTTCATCTTCATCACATTCTTCTTCATCATCTTCACTTTCTTCATTTATACTTTCATCTTCTATAGAAGTAACTTCTTCAGTATTCTCTTCAATTTCTTCTTCCTGAAGAACTTCATCATCTTCATCAATTTGAGAATCTTCTTTCATTCCCTTCATAGGGTCTGCAGATTTTGCACCTTTGTTTACAATATCTTTAACTTGCTTAAGAGTTTTCTCAGCAGTTGAAAGCTTTGCTGAATCATCGTCTGAGCGATAATTTTCTGGAGTTGGTCCACCTAAGTCTTCCCATCCACCAGTTTGACCATCAGGAATGCCTGTAGTCAACTTAGGCATTGCTTCGGCAGGTTTTGCACCTGCATTTACAGCAGTTTTGGATTGCTTAGTGCCTACTTCCATTTCTTGTAGATCTCCACGAGACATTTGAACTCTCCGATTTTCCTATTTAAATCTATATTTATTTATAAATTAAAAATTTTTAATCTAAAGATTATTTAAAAAATTCTCAAAATGTTCTAGTTTTCTTTGTTCAGTAAGTCTTCTTTGCTGAACATCTCTCTCAATAATATTCTTCACAGATTCAACCATCCAAGTTTTTTTGGATGCATCATATATCCATTCTTTATCTTCCATTATGCCTTGAACAAATGCATCAGGTGCTGAAGGGTCTGCAACAATATCAGCAGCAGTTGCTAACATAAAATCTCCACCGACTTCACTGTAACCATCTCTAGTAGGTCTCAAAGAACCTAAACCCCTTGAAGAAACACCTAGACAAACACCTTCTTTAATCAAGGACTCTGCAATTTTTCCCATAGGGGTTGAAAGTATTTGCGCCTTTCCTATGAAATTGTTACCTTCACGGCATAATTCTACAATTTTATGAGAAACTCTATCTAAATTTACAGTTGGGCCTGTTGGGTGTCCAAGTTCACCAAGAGCACGACCCTTATCAATGTAAAGTTCAGAATATCTCGTCACTTCTTTCTCTAGAATGTGCATTGGATATCTTCTTTTATTCCTATTCACACATTCTGCTTGCAGAAAAGGTCCTTTAATATAAAGTTTTTTAACTTTACCGACAGTTTCTGTAATAAACTCTACAGATTCTATTTCTTCTTTGATTAGTTTCATCAGGCAACTCCTGTGATTTGAACTTGTTGAATATAAAGTGCCCCAGAAGCACCAGAAGATTTACCAGAAACCTTAAATACTTCTCTCAATTCCCCCACAGAATCTGTAGGAGTACTTTGACTGGATGTATCCCAATTCAAAACTAATCTTGTTGAATAATATCCATCATACCCAGAAGAGGTATTTACACTTGAAATGATTGCAAAGTTAGTATTAATTCCTGCTGGAGAAATTCCAGTAAGCTGTACTGAATCTCCAACCTCAAAGGATGATTCTGTTCCTGATGGAAAATCTATAATTGTAGTTGTTCCAGTAGTAACTCCTACAACTTTTTGAGATTTAACTTGCCCGATACTAATAGTTTCTGAACTATTAGTACGAACATAATAATTTGAATTTGTAGAAACTGGATTAGTTCCAATTGCTACAAAACAATCTGAATTTACAGAAACAACTCTTAGTGTATCACTTTGCTTTGAAATAATATCAGATTGAGCACTTGTTCCACTAATAGAAAACGAAGAACCACTACCTACTGGTTTGTGAGCCATTATAGTTATTATATACTTATTAGTTATTTATTATTTTTCAGTCTTCTTGTTCCTCTACTTCACTGTTATTGAACATAGATGCAGAAACTTCTGGTCTTAAAGCATCAATTTTTTCTGCAGACTTAGAAAAAAGAATATCCTTAATTTTATCACTAATTTGTGATGGTGATTCGTCAGAAACGATCATATCAAGTAGGTCTTCCATATAATTTATTTTTATTGTTTTTTCTATTTATGTTTAAATTTCACCACCTTTTGGTGCTTCAGTTGCAGAACCATCAATTTCTGGTTCTATTGGAACGTTTCCTGATTGTCCTCTAATATTGTCATCAGTAATAGGTTGTCCAGTTTCTGGATCTATCATTGCTGTTGGGTCTGGAATAATCCCATCTTCAATCTCCTTTTTAATAATTTCATCTTGTTCAATAATTTCTTGATCAGTCTGTCTTAAAATATTTCTGCGAACATAGTCTTGAGAATAATACTTACCAACATAAGGTTCTGCAGTTGCAACTAAGTTTAATCTTTCAGATAAGAGTTCTGCTTCTTTTAGCTCTGAAAAATGATTATCATATAAAAAGTCATATTGTATGTGCTGTTGCATTAAGTTCCAATCTTCAGGCGTAATAATATTTTTAAGTATGAGTTGAGTCTTTAGTATATCATTGAACATTTGAGAAAATCTTTTTCTCAAACGACTTACAAATTTAGTGAACTTTAGCTCATCTCTTAAAATTTCAGAAGATCTTCCAAGATTGAATCCACCTTCACCATCCATTCTTGATGGTGGTACATTTAAAGATCTATATAATTTTTTCTTAAAATACTCAATATCTGTAATTTCTCCAAGATTTTGACCGCCAGGTAAAGTTGAAATTTCAGTCCCTCTTCCTCCTTCACGACGAGGCAACCAGAAATCTTCAAGCATACTCATAAACTTTTTATCATCACGTATTTCACCTGTAGATGCATCATATACAAGTTTGTTACGATATCTCATCATTACATCACGAAGATATTGTTCTGCTTTTACCTTTGGTAAATTGCCTACATCAATATAGAAAATTCTACGCTCTGGTGCTCTTGACAAACGATAGATAACAAGACTATCTTCAATCATACGAAGTTGATTGAGGGATTTAATTGCTTTATTTAAATACGATAATGTAATTGATTTATTTCTATCAACTAAACCAGAAGTACAATATGCAATTGAATCTGAAGTCATTTTAATACCTCCAGATGTTAAACTTGAAGATTTACCAGACATTGGACTGGTTGGATAACTCATTTTTGGATTATATATAAAATATTCTTCTATTTCTGGAAACTCATAATCCATTGGATCATTGTTAAGTTTTTTAATGAATGCACCATTTCCATTATTATCTTTCTTCTTTTCTTGACGCACATATTTCATTTTCATTGCGTCAATATACCTTAGTTCTTTAATCCCCTCTTGAGGTTTTTTTAAATCAATTATTTTATGGTAATATAATCTACCATCAATGTACCAATTTCTATAGATTTCGTGGCATTTTTTATTGAAATCCAATAAATCTAAAATATATCTAAACTCTTCTCTGATTTTATTTTTTATTCCATCACTTGCATTTAAGTTTGAAAGTTCAATTTGAACTGGTACATCATTAGCATCAGAAACAATTGCTTCATTTACAATATCTTCAATAGCACTATCAACCTCAGGATGTAGAGCCATTTCACGATATCGTTTAATTAATTCAAATTCTGACTTATATACTCCTTCAATATCTACATAAGATCCAAAAAAACCACTAGTTAAATAGTGGTCTGACCCATCTTCATTACTTGGGATGACAGGAGAGACCACACTAGAAGATTTTTTATCATCATCTTCAATAGAAAATCCAAATAGTTTAGACATTATATACTTATAATTAGTTTCTACTATTTATTATGAAATTTCAGTATTAGTTGCGTCTGTATTTTCTGCAGACCACCACTGTACTTGAAATTCTACAGTGTACTCTTCAATAGTATCAGATGAATCATATGATAGAGCAATTTCTGATACATTTGTTGGGAAAATATCATAGAACTTATAAGTTCTTAATGGCGTAATATCTGTATTATTAGTAGATTCAGAATTTGTAGTTGATTTTATTGTACCAGCACCTCTACCCAACTGATGAACATATGCATCAGTCATATAAGATGTTGGGCTTGTTGCTCCAGTATTGTTCTCTAATTTACTGATATTATTCATCCAAAGCTCAAAAGCAGTTCTAAGCTTGAAATCTTCGTCATTAATCACAGTAACAGTCCAAACATCAAATGTACGATCTCCTGCTACTTTTAAAATACGCCCTCTAAATGGAACATCAATTGGAGAAACACTTGATGCTGGAAGAGCAGCAGTTTTGCATAAAAACTTAAATGTTTCAACTTCTTGACCGGCACCAGTTGACCATAAATTTTGTAGTGGTTCTGGGAAACTTGGAATTTCCACCTCAAAAAGATTTGGTCTTGCTCCACCGCCAGCAAGTCTTTCTTTAAAACCTGTAATTGTTCTGAGAGTTGACATTTTTAGAACCTCCGTATGTAATTAATTATAATCAAATCAAACTCTACCAGCTACTTCCTGGAAAGAAACTCCAGTTCTAGTGGCAACAAATGTGAGAGTAATATAATTAATGGATCTAGTTGGCTTTAAGAAAATATCTGCTCTAAATTCATTATTATCAACAACATCTGGAGTATTATTTGTCTCATCACAGATTACTAAAAAGTCATATACACCTCTCTTTGCCTGAACATCTCTTAAATATGGTTCAACGATATTAACAAAGTTTGCTCTTGTAGTTTGATCGTTTAATTCAAATAACTGAGACTGTGCTGCTCTTTGTAGAGATTGCTCTACGGTTAAGAATAATCTACGAACATTAATTCTATCAAACGCTGAAGCATATGATAATGCAGTTTTGTCACCGAATAATAAAATACCAATACCTGGTTGGTTAATTACTGAATTAATTCTTGCTTTATAAAGAAGATCTCTTTGTGATTTAGATGGATTATATGCAAGTTTAATTGCATTATTTAAAACACCTCTTTGCTGACCCGCAGGTGAAAACCAAGGAAATCCAGTAATGTTTGTTCTAGACATAAGACCTGCAATATCGGCATTGCAAGGTATATAACGGAATAGATTATTAAATCTGTCATAGGTGTACTTATATCCACTATCAAAGATTGCATAAGATGAGGAAGATAATGGAGAAAAGAAATCAATTATATTATCTGTTTGTGTAGTTGTATTTGTAATATCAACTACTGCACCTCTGTATGGTGAAATTACAGCAACACAATCTTTACGATTTTCAGCAATTGAGATAATTTTATTTGCTTTTGCTTGTGAAT